ACAAATATACAGAAATAACAAAATATACAGAATAACAAAATATACAGAATAACAAAATATACAGAATAACAAAATATACAGAAATAGACATAATTAGTGATAAAATAATATTACATAATATTATAGGTATGAAAAATAGTAAAACGCGGAGAAGAACTATACGTTCTAAACGTTCTAAACGTTCTAAACGTTCTAAACGTTCTAGAAAAACAAATAAGAAACGTTATACTAGAGGAGGTTATGCGTCAACAACCAATAGAAATGATGAAAACAATGTTACTGGTGTAATCGATTACACAGCAACACCTAATTCAACTTCACCTGGACCAGAATGGACATTTAGGTATTCTTGTAGTACTCAGAACCTTCCTTTACGTAGAATGGGTGCTGGTACGGAGGAACGAATGGTACAAAGAAGAGATAATAGAGGATGGGACGTGTATATTGCACTCGTTGAAAATATAAGGCCTAACACACGGTCGTGAGAATAACAACTACGCATGACGTGATGCTACATATATGGTTACATTCATTTTTAACTAGTATAATGAGTGGCTTCTTTATGAAAAATCCAGTGATGGTTATTTGTATGCACTTGAGTAATAATTCGTTGTCTTAGTGCAGGTGCGGATATGTTACAATCCCTCGCTGCATCCGCAATCGTTTTAAATGATTTTTTCTCTCCAGTGCTACAGCAAATTTTAATGACTGGTTGTTCGTTAAATTGTTCTTCTTTGGAAATACCAGAATATCTCCATAGAAATCCTTGGCAAATCCTTTTTTCTCTGACAGAAATTCCAATAGCCGTTCCTGTAGTTAGTCCTAGAGCTCTACCAGCGGCTTCTATGCTTTCATAGGTAGCAATAATTTCTCCAGTGTCTTTATTTATTTGGTCAATAGAGCGTTTCGATTTTCTTACGATAGGAACCTCTGGATTACAAATTTCGGCGTTTATTGGTATTTCATTGTTAAAAATATTTTGTAACTTGGATAAATCATTCGCATTTTCACATAGTAGTTTTTCTAATTGAACGGTAATATCTATGATTTGTTTCACATGTTCCAAGGAAGATTCAAATTTATTGTTACCTAAACATATACTGTGTTGTTTCAAAAGAAACATCATTATTTTTTCACTCAGTGGATACGACGTTTTAACAAAATATTTCATTTCTCCTGTGGCATGTAACCCAGCTAATGTATTATTCAATGAATTAAAATCTTTTTGCCGTGAAATAGAGCAAATAAATCTCATGTTTTCATATTGGTACGCATATAAGTAATATCCGTATTTACATATTGTATAATTGCTTGCAATTTTAAGTTTTATTTCATCAGTAACATCGTGTTCTAAATTTTGAATTTTAGTATTGCTATTTTTTATTATTTTATCCTTTTCTTCCAATTCATCCTTTAATTTATATATTTCATTTTGCAATTCATCATTTTTTTTGAGTAATAAATTGTAGTTTTCAATATTATATTCATTCTCTTTAATGATATCTTTTATGTATTCTTCCACTTTTTCAATTTTGAATTTTTCGTCATCAAGTGCAATGAGTTCTCTATAACAAATATCATTTATTATTATGGAACGTAACCTATTTTTTAATTCTGCGTGTTTTTTAATAGCATTTTCAATTTCTATTTTGTTTTTTACCTTAAACGCCGCATATAATCTAAAATTATCGTAGGTGTTCTTGTGACATTTTACTCTCTCCGTCAAATTATTACTTTGACCAAATTTAATTAAACTTTCGTGATACATTTTACTATTTGGTTTTCCTAATGTCTTATTATCAATTAATCCGATATAAATACATTGTGTATTCAACGGAAATTGCTCCAGAAGAACATCTTCTTTTAATTTTTCCTTCTCTTTTTCAGATTGTATGATTTGATTTTCGATTACTTTATTTTTTTGTTCTAATTGGATTTTTATATCACTGCACTCTTCATGCAAAATATTTTGAATAATTTTTTCTAACTTCATATAGTAATCGTGGATTTCATCTGCTTTTTTTGTTCCAGCTTTAAGACAAAATTTTTTAAACGTATCTATATTCAACATAAATATTTCTTTATTGTGACCTCCTTTTGAGTGAGATTGTTGCTTTTGTTGTGACAAAAGCGATTTGGTATAATGCTTATCAATAACAAATTGTTTTTCTAATAACATTTTTGCATTTACTTTTTGACTGAACCCTAACCATTTCCAAATATTATCTAAATCAATCACAAAATCGTTTAGTGGGTCACAGTTTAAGTAACAATAAAAACTGGATAAAAATAACTGTTGTTCAAAATCAGAAAAAGTTTCTTTTATTTTAACAAGCAATTTTACATTATAATCCTTTGACAACTTTGTTACAGGATTATTTTCAATTAAAGAAACTATATCTATTTCTTCCATATACATATAAATAATATGTGTCTTTAAGTTATTATTTATAAAATGGTTTAGTTTTTAACAACCAAAAGCAACCGCCTAATGAAACTGGACCACGATTTCGACCTCTTCTTTTTTGATGCTTTTTGTAGCGGAAATAGATAATTCTTCCCTCTTTTTTCGCGTCTTGGAATTGTCTACAACGGTTTCCTTTCTTTTGGAAGTACTGTTACGATTATTCATGTCCTTTTCGATGGTTTCATAATTTTCTTCGATATAATCAATCACCTTATTTTCAAGGCCCCATTTAAAAAAATTCAATTGTCCGATTGTGGTCTCAATACTTGTTCCATTCTTATACGGAATGCTTATCCTATCCCAGCGGCAAAACGGGTCGAATCTTTTTTTGCTGTATGCTTTCAATTTGAGCTTGTAATCGAAATATACTTTAAATCTTATGGTGTCACCATTTGTTGTAGAAATTGGATACAGTGTGTAGTTTTTTTTGGCATAATTCGTCGCAAACCAATCTACAATACGGAGTGAAATTTTTGATTCTCCAGTAATTATTTTAAGCATCCTAGTTAAATAATTTTCATTTTTATAAAAATCCATTAAATTATTTAGCAACAATTCATTTTGTGTAGTATAATTAGCCGCAACACTCATTATGTTTAAATACTAAAAAAGTTTTTTAAGTGATTATATGATAAATATTTATATACACTATTTGTTATTTTGTTATTTTGTTTGTTTATATAATTTATTTTAATAAAAACTTTTTAACCTATATAATATATATAATGTCAGATTTTACGACTAGATTTTTTGGTCCTTTGACAAAAGAAGCATGCGTTTATTTTAAAATTTTTACAGTGCTTTTTTTCTTTGTTTTAATGTTTACCATATTTGTTGAAATATTATTCATCTTTAAAAATTATACTAAATTAAATTTTAGAATTTTTGTAAGCGGTGTTTTATTATTGTTTAATTCATTTATGGCATATTTTGTGAATAGATTATTATACACAATGTGTTCTAAATCATTAGCATAAACAGTATAAATAGTTTATAATATATAAATTATTTATTCACCTACATTTGCACTTGCTCTGGTTGACCCCTGTGTAGTATTCATTGGTTTCAAAAATTGGTCTCTAATGGATACGTCATTTACATAATTCGTTTCACCTAAAAACGGGTTAAATCCTATTTGTTGAACCATATCTCTATCAGATATTTTTGTATCTAATTCTTCCCTCTTGTTTGAAACTTTAAAGCCTGGATTTGCGATGGTTTGATTCAATATTTCCCACGTATTTTCATCGTAGTTTAAAGACGATGTGTATGCTGATGAATCCATATCTTTGCTAAATTGTTTATTCTCTAATTCTTGTACGTGTTTTAATCTTCTAGACCTTTCATATGGTTCTCCTTTTGTCCATTTCCATTCCATAGCAATAATAATAGACTATGTTAAAAATATTATGAATAAACTTATTTTTGTTCTTTTGTTCTTTTGTTCTTTTCAGTCGGTGTAATCTTGTTTTATGATATTTAGTTGTTTGGTAAATAAAAATTTTTCGTCCGTTCTTCTTCTTCTTTTTAAATTACATTCTAAACATGCCAAATGATAATTAGTAATATTATGTCCTTTATCGTTATCAAACCTATCCACCGACCATTGTTTCATTTCTCTCGAAATATCATATAACACATTCATTTCTGATTTGCAATATCTACATTTCAACTCACATTCTATCATTTTATGTATTATAGATTCAAATGTTATAAATTCTTCTTCACACATTGTTTTTTTCAATTTATCCTGTTGTTTATAACTCGATATTTTTTTATTTATTTCTTGTACAGCAATTTTTGATACATTGTCGAGAGAATCTAAGTGATTGTTTGAAATGTCTATTATCATTTTCATTTGATTTTCATAAGCGTAATGTTCGACCGCGAAACTCCACTTATCCGTTGACACCCTCTTTTTTACATTTTTTTCTTGTCCTGCATTTGCTAAGTGTTTCATTTTATATTTGTTGTTCGTGCCTGTTATATTTATCTTTTTTGAATAATCGTCCATATACAATATACATATAGTTAAATTTACTATTTAACTGTATATTTTGTAAACCTACATAAAAGTTCCATAATATATATATATTTTGTGAAATTGAGTTAAACTTAACTTTATATATTCATATATAAATGGAAGTAAATATGATAGAAGTTGATGAATGTCAAGAGCTTAAAAATATTAAATATAAAACAATGTTATTAAAAGGTGCTCCATTACACGAAACAAAATCATCAAACGACCTTTCTAACCTGGAAAAATTTCTGGAAGATGAGAAAAAAAATAATAGTAATGAACCTTGGTGTAAATTAAATAAAACAATCAAGACTAAAAAACTATTAGAATTTGCAGAAACATATTGTAAGGACAAAACCTTAGAGCAAGATGAAGCCACGCTATTAACTGTATTTTTAAAAGATAGTCTTGACAAAAAAAAATTATCAAGAGTGAAGGATGTTGTTTATGATAAAGTGAATGGTATTGTGAAAGACATTCCGGCATTATTATACACTAAATCCAAAAAACACTTCACATTAAAAAATGTAGATAAAAGAATATCCACTCTAAAATCATTGGCTCCTAAAAAGAGTCACGGAAGCATTAAAAATAAAGTAATAAATCAAGCCGAAACAATGAATGATTCCGATACTGATAACGAAATATAATTTGATACAATTTTATACAATTTGATATTATTATGGTAATAATATTAAACACATAGGTCTATTATATATAGTTATATTAATAAACAATGTTGCTATCTGATTTAGAAGATTTGGAAGACATTACCAATCTACTAGATTTTGAAGACCATCCATATATATTTACCGAAGAGTATGCGGTTGAATTGGTGGAAACAGCCTTATATTTGATGGATGAATATATATCATGTAATCCGCACGTTATTTCTGAACCTGATTTTCATGATATTTTACTAGAAGAAATAAAGGAGTTGTTCTATATTCAAATAGAAGATTATATTGAAAGCGCAATATGGATAAACAGTGACGATATTCAAGATGATATGGATGAACTATTGGAAGATGCGTTTCAACTTTTCATTACCGTTTTTTATCCTGATAGATGCAGTAACGATTCTATAGATAAACTCAAATATCAAACAATAGAAATTAAATATGACGATACAGAACTATCTATGATTGAAAATAAAATACAAGCGTTAAGGAATATTCCTCAACCTGTTCAAAGAACCGACGCATGGTATCAATTTCGATGGAATTTAATAACAGCGAGTAACGCCTGGAAAGCATTTGAATCACAACTAGCAATCAACCAATTAATTTACGAAAAATGTCAACCATTAAAAGTTGTAAATGACGAAGAAGATATTAAAATGGTAAATACAAATACGCCGTTACATTGGGGGCAAAAATACGAGCCATTAACAGTAATGATGTATGAAGACGATTTTAAAACAAAAGTGGAGGATTTCGGCTGCATTCAACACCCTAACTATAAATTTATAGGCGCATCGCCTGATGGTATTATCGTGAATAAAGAATCAGAACGTTATGGGCGCATGCTGGAAATTAAAAATGTAGTAAGTCGTGATATCAATGGTATTCCAAAGAAAGAATATTGGATACAAATGCAATTGCAAATGGAAGTGTGTGATTTGGATGAATGTGACTTTCTAGAAACGAAATTTACCGAATATCCAGATGAACAATCATTTATGAATGATACGCGAAATCAGGATTTGAAACAAGAATTGTGTATTTCTTTAGATAACAAAACAAAAGGAATTATATTATATTTTCATACCAAAGAAGGTAAACCATTTTATAAATATAAACCGCTTGATATAACAAGTGAACAAGATATTAAACTATGGGAGGAAACAGAATTGGAAAAATACGAGTCCGCACCATATAATTATACCTTTTTAAAATTTATTTATTGGAAGCTTGAGAAACTCAGTTGTGTACTGGTGTTGAGAAATAAAGAATGGTTTAAAAATAATGTTGGTCAATTGGAAAAAGTATGGAAAATAATCGAAGAAGAAAGAGTATCAGGTTACGAACACAGAGCACCTGCAAAAAAACAGAGGAAAGACGCGTTGAAACCTTTCATTGAAAAAGAGCAAGGTTGTCTACTTAAATTTACAAATATAATTAAGGTAGACACTAGCGGGTAATGAGAATTTATAGCAACGGGTATTTTACTCGTTCTAACTTCGATGTTATTTTAATATGATAATTTTTTATATTTATGGTCATGTGATATATTTAGATTTATATTTTGTAAATTTTCTTCTCCGATGGCATAAGCCATAATTCTTTCATATATTCCTCCAATATGACCAAAATGAGAACGATTAGGTCTTTTAATACACCAAGGATATATTTTGTCGTATAATTGAATAATCCATTGCATTATTTTTTCATAAATTTCATTTGAAATAATATAACTATTATACAATGGATATTGATAATCCCTATTGAATGATTTTTTATAAAAACTTTCATAATCTTTAATTATATAATTAAGTGTATTGGGCTCATTCCATGTTCTATAACTACAAAAATTAAAATCATGGCAACCAACACTAAATAAGGTTGGTGTTTGAGTTATATTTTTTTTAAAAAACTCTATTATATTATCATTAAATTTCATATCATATTGAAAAAAACCTATATATTTGTAATCTTTATGTAAATTATTAGTGTATACATGGTATATTGCTGAATTTTCGTTATACCCCCTCTCTTGAAATGTTTTATCATAAATAGGTAATTCCCATTCATTAATAATTTTATATTTATTTTGTGTGTAGTGTTTTTCTATATTTTTATTCACTGCAAAAAATGTAAAATATTTATAAAGAATATCGTGTGGTATATTTTCATAACATTCATCAAAAATCTTTTTATGAAATACAATAAAAATTTGAATACTGTTGTCCTCCATTATATATATATATATATATATATATATATATAATTTTATTTATTCGTTACGTCGAGTAAAAAGAAAAATGGAATATGCAAGAATACAAGTTCGCTTTTATCCGTCGCTTCGCTTTTATCCGTCGCTTCGCTTTTATCCGTCGCTTCGCTTTTATCCGTCGCTTCGCTTTTATCCGTCGCTTCGCTTTGCCTAGTATAATATATTTTGCATATTGGTTCTAAATGGTAGTAAATTGACACTGGTATCGAAATAACCTACACGTGTTCCGCATTCTGGGTTGACTTGTGGTAATGGCTCTACATAGTTAGTTTTTAGGAATCTCATATGATATAAAGCACCACACATGGAAGCAGGCATACATGTTCCTTCATCGGGTGTATCTGGATATCTAATATTATTTGTGATTTGTTTATAAGAACCTAATTCGAATATTGGATATTGCCACCATATGTCACTTGCATCATTATCTGAAATCGCATTTTTACCAATGGCAGGATAAATGTCTTGCACTAATACTTCCGTTTGAGCTGCTGGATAATTACCATTTGCATTATCTAAAGTATAATTTGAAAAATTTTCTATTTTCTTAAATGATTCTGAAATTTTAAAAAATAATGGTAATCCTATAGCTAATACTAAAATAAGTGATAAAAATACAATTTGATTCATATATATTATATTTTATATAATATTTTTGCATATTTTGAATATAACATTTTTGCATATTTTGAATATAACATTTTTGCATATTTTAAATAAAACAGGTTTAAACATAAGAAACAAAGTTATATAATAATGGAAACTTCTACAGAAATGCGTGTAACGAAACGTGATGGTGAATTGCAGGATGTGGCATTTGATAAAATATTAGAACGCGTAAAAAAACTGGGTCAGGAAGCAAATATACATATTAATTATTCTTCCCTTGTAATGAAGGTGATTGACCAGTTATACGATAAAATACCTACTGCAAAAATAGACGAATTAGCCGCCGAACAATGCGCCGCACTTTCGGCAAACCATCCAGATTATTCCATATTATCCGCACGTATTATTATTTCAAATCACCAAAAAAATACGGATAACAATTTCTCTAATGTTATGAGGGATTTATATAATTTTACAAATTATAAAGGCGAGAATAAACCACTGGTATCCCAAGAATTATGGGAATTTACCAATCGCTACGCAGAAAAGCTGAATGCAATGATTGACCATAATAGAGACTATTATATTGATTATTTTGGATTTAAAACATTAGAGCGCGCATATTTGTTTAAAATTAATAATAAAATTGTTGAACGCCCTCAGCATATGTGGATGCGCGTTGCGGTAGGTATTCATGGCAATTTACATGCAAACAAACCACAAGAGATGTTAACTTTCGTAAAGGAAACCTACGACTTAATGTCGCAAAAATTCTTTACACATGCGACTCCCACCCTTTTTAATGCAGGAACGCCTAGACCGCAATTATCTAGTTGCTATTTGATTGCTATGGAAGACGATAGTATCGAAGGTATATATAATACTTTAAAGGATTGCGCACAAATATCGAAATATTCTGGTGGAATAGGTCTGCATATTCACAATATTCGAGCAAAAGATTCGCATATTCAAGGGACCAACGGTAAAACGGATGGTATCGTTCCTATGCTTCGTGTGTATAATAGCACCGCGCGTTATGTAAATCAATCTGGAAAACGTAATGGTTCGTTTGCTATTTATTTGGAACCTTGGCATGCAGACGTGGAAGACTTTTTAGAAATGAAGAAGAACCACGGAGACGAAGAATTAAAAGGGCGCGACCTTTTTTACGCTTTATGGCTTCCAGACCTTTTTATGGAACGTGTAAAGAATAACGCTAAATGGGAACTATTTTGTCCGCACGAATGTCCTGGACTGTCTGACAATTATGGTGACAAATTTAAAGACCTTTATGAGCAATATGAACGCGATGGTAAAGCAAGAAAAACAGTAAATGCGCGCGATTTATGGTTTAAAATTTTGGACGCTCAAATGGAAACAGGTACACCTTATCTTTTATATAAAGATGCTTGCAATGAAAAATCGAACCAAAAAAACATCGGAACTATTAAAAGTTCAAATTTATGTGTTGCCCCTGAAACGCTAGTTCTTACCAAAACTGGACATATCGCAATACAAGATATGGTTGGTCAAACAGTAGACGTTTGGAATGGAGAAGAGTTTTCAACTGTTGAAATTGTAAAAACAGGCGAAGACCAAGAATTAATTGATGTATACACAGACGATGGGTCAAAACTAAGTTGCACTCCATATCATAAATTTTATATTCAGGAAACGTATTCAGAAAATTCAGTTAAAATGGTCGAAGCAAAAGATTTACGTCCTGACGACAAATTAATTAAATGTGATTATCCTTGCGTCGATGGGTGCGATACATTTTTACATCCTTATACACATGGGTTTTTTTGCGGCGATGGTACATATGGGAATATTAGTGAAAATCAAGAATCCCCGTGTAAATTTAAAGCATTAAACGGCCATTTCTTTTGTAAACGACATATAGATTATGAAACAGAAGATTATTTATTAAATAATAATGTGGATTTAGAAGATGGAATACCTTGCCAAGCAAAGTCTTATTGCAAAAAACCTATGAGTTATTTATATGGAGATAAAAAGGCATTACTGTCACATATGAATTACAGAACATATACTGAAAACACTGGCCGATATGTGTTAAATTTACCACTTGATATTGCCGAAAAATTTGAAACACCTTCACATAATTGTTCGATAAAAGATAAACTAGATTGGTTTGCTGGTTATTGTGACGCAGATGGTTCTATTTGCAAAAACGGTGAAAATGAACAATTACAAGTATCGTCAATAAATTACGAGTTTTTACAAAACGTTAAATTACTACTACAAACTTGCGGAATAAATCCAAAAATTAAATTATCGCAAAATCGAGAAAAAAGCTATTTACCAGATGGTAAAGGTGGTCATAAATATTTTAATGTTAAACCTATTTACCGTTTATTAATAACCTCTTTTGATTTATATGATTTGATACAGTTGGGTTTTTCTCCAAAAAGACTAAAAATGAGTGGTAATAAACCAGCTAGAAATGCAAAACAATTCATTAAAATATTAAAGGTTGAAAATAATAATCGTATGGATGATACTTATTGTTTCAATGAACCCAAAAAACATATGGGGATTTTTAATGGAATAATCACTGGACAATGCACCGAAATTGTGCAGTACTCAGACGATAAAGAGACGGCTGTTTGTAATTTGGCCAGTATTGCACTACCTGCTTTTGTAAATGAAGCCACCAAAGAATTTGATTACGAGAAACTGCATTACGTGACCAAAGTGGTAACCAATAATTTAAATCGCGTCATTGATATTAATTTTTATCCTACTGAAAAAACGAAAACAAGTAATTTTAGACACCGTCCTATTGGTATTGGTGTACAAGGATTAGCCGATACATTTATTTTAATGAATTTGTCCTTTCATTCAGACGAAGCAAAGGAAGTGAATAAACTTATTTTTGAAACTATTTACCACGCCGCTTTAGAAAAAAGTAATGAATTGGCACTACAAGACGGACCCTATAGTTCATTTGACGGCTCACCAGCTTCACAAGGACTTTTACAATTTGATTTATGGGGTAAAGAGCCAGTACCAGGCCGTTATGATTGGAGCCTTTTGAAAGAGTCAATTATTCAACATGGAATAAGAAATTCGCTATTAATTGCGCCTATGCCCACTGCATCTACGTCTCAAATTCTCGGATACAATGAGTGTTTTGAACCAATTACAAGTAATTTATATAGTCGCCGCACATTGGCAGGGGAATTTGTGGTGGTAAATAAATATTTAATGAAGGAACTCATTCAACTTGGCCTTTGGAACGAACAAATTAAAAATAATATTATAGCAAATAAGGGTTCTGTCCAACAATTATCGATGTTATCAGAAGAGATTAGAAATAAATACAAAATTGTTTGGGAAATGCCTATGAAACATTTAATCGATATGGCGGTTGATAGAGGCGCGTATATTTGTCAGAGTCAAAGTTTGAATTTGTGGTTAGAAGACCCAACGTATAACTCATTGACCTCTATGCATTTTTATTCTTGGAAACAAGGGCTGAAGACAGGGATTTACTATTTGCGTAGAAAGGCCAAACATCAAGCACAACAATTTACGATTGAGCCAGAACAAAAAAAAGATGATAGCAGCGAAAGAGATGAAATATGTGAGAGTTGCTCTGCTTAATATCCACCTTTAGGAAAGGTGGAGCCAAACACACTTTTCACTACGTAGTAGAAACGTGGAGCCAAACATTAAGAATGACGTGTCCAACCCTTAAGGATGACGTTGAAAAAAATAAATTTATAACGATTATCACAGTATAAATTTATTTAATTTTTATAGATTTTAGAATTGCTGACTATGTTTTGTTTTCTCTATAAATTGACCGCATGTTTTATTCAAATCTACATCATATTTCAACTTCATAAAACAACGCAACGTCACTAAAATATCAATAAACGAATTGTGCAAATCATTCGGAATCGTATGAAATAATGTCTGGTGCAATTCACTCAATTTGGGGTATTTGTTATATTCTTTACCATATTTGTCAATTTTCTTAATACTACATAATTCTATTGTGTTTTGCATGGTGCAATATATATTCGTGAAATTTGTGATGAAATGTAAATTATTTTTATAATTTTTAATTTGATGTTCTTCAGCAATAGTATCATAAATGAATCGTAACAATTCAACCTTGACCATTAGAATATCGAATATTATATTATGTCCTACTAATATATCCGCTGTTTTTAAATGATTGCAAAACACATCCAATACTTTATTTAAATTTTTTCCTTTTATTTTAGATATATCATGAGTAATTCCATGAAAATTGATAGATTCACTGCTTATAACAACATTGTCACCAACTTTTATAATATCGTCGCTTGATACGGTAATTTCATTTAATTCTGTATCATAAATTACATAACTAAATTGAACAATGTGTGGCCATAAATGTAATGTATCCGGGCTAATTATTTTTGATTCTGGAAGTCCACTGGTCTCCGTATCAAAAACTAAAACGCGCATATTAATAAGTCCTTTGTTTCTAAGTTTAATATACAAGTAAAAATAATTTTATTATCAATTTTATTTGTTACACATAATTTTTACAAATACCAAAACTTCTGCGGTGCCATATTGTTATGCCGTGTTCTTTGATTCCGTCTAAATGCCGTTTTGCACCATACCCTTTGTTAGAATCAATTCCATAATGTTCCACTAATGTAGGGTTTTGCTGACACAATTCGTCTATATATTTATCCCTTTCTACTTTTGCCAAGATAGATGCTGCTGCAATAGAAGCATATTTGTTATCTCCACCTTCAACTGTTACGTGTGGTATAGTCTCTATTTTGTTTGTTTTCTTATTTAAATAAGAAATTGGTTTAAAATAATTACCGTCAATTAATAGACTAAACGAATAATCGATTTTCTCCTCTTTTCCCTTGTCTTTAAGAACTTTTTTGTATTGCTTTACAACCTCTAATATGGAGGTATGCATGGACGTTTGGGTTGCTTGTAAAATATTAATTTCGTCAATCGTTTTTTCATCTTCATAACTGATATACCAAGCCAAAGCATTTTCTTTTATATATTTCGCTGCTTCTTCTATTTTCTTTTTTGAATGAAATTTTTTACTATCTTTTACTTTTGAACAATCAAAACTGTCATCTTTAGGTAAAATTACCGCAGCGGTATAAACTCTGCCAAACAAGGGGCCTCTACCCACTTCATCCACCCCAATTTCATATACATTTTCATCTTTATTGTAACATTTTTTTAATATAGGTTCAGGTACTCTGGGTTTTCTGGTTTTTATTTTTGGCAAAAGGACATATTCTTCATCAGAATCATCTATAATCTCTCCACATTCGTAGTCTGTTTTCATATTTTGATATAAAATAGTGTAGCACGTTATTATTCATTCAATTTTAAATATAATATATAATTGCAAACTTTTTTCACAATATAAATTATACAATGAATACTGAAGCATTATTTGTTTTCTTAATTTTATTATTAGGTCTACTTTTATGTTCCTTTTTAGGAGGTAAATGTGGCAATGAAGGGTTTACTACGGACTTCTCAGGATCATTTACCATCAATCAACCAGCGAATAATGAGACATCTACCAGTGGTTCATCTACCAATGGTGCTTCTACGAGTTCTCCAGTAAATTATGATAATTATAATCATTATAGCGGCTCTTCGACTCAATTAGCAAGTGGCACCACATTTTATGGACAAAATGGAGGGTCTGTTGTTGTTAAAACCAATAGTGATGGAACACAAAGTTTACAAGTAACATTAGCAAATGGTCAACAACCAATGACGTTTACGGTCCAACCTCCACCGCCACCACCTTCATCTACCACAGGAACAACATCTACCACAGGAACAACATCTACCACAGGAACAACATCTACCACAGTACCAACATCTACCACAGGAACAACATCTACCACAGTACCAACATCTACCACAGGAACAACATCTACCACAACCGAAAGTTATACCAACTATTATGGAAACTACGGAACTGCTACTACTTATTATGGTCCAAATGGTTCAACCGCTACGGTAGCGAGTGCGAGTAACGGACAGCAAGCGATTAATGTTCAAACACCAAATGGTTCCTATACCTTTACCCAATCTGGTAGTTATTACAACCCTGATAATACCTCATCCAGTCAATATTACGGCAGCACTGGATACCATGTAGATACCTATCAAGGCGCTTATGGTGGTTCCGCTGGTGCAGTCACTGGACCACAAGGAAACACTGCTTACTATGCTCAAGGACCCAATGGAAATACCGTTGCAGGAACCACAAGTAATACCAGTTCAAGCAGTCAATATTATCCTGCTAATAGTACTTCAAGCAGTCAATATTACGGTCCTTATGGTGGTTCAGCAGGTGCAGTCACCGGTCCTCAAGGCAACACTGCTTATTATGCTCAAGGACCCAATGGAAATACCGTTGCAGGAACTACGAATACAAGTTCAAGCAGTCAATATTATCCTACTAATAGTACTTCAAGTAGCCAATATTACGGTCCTTATGGCGGTTCAGCAGGTGCAGTCACCGGTCCTCAAGGCAACACTGCTTATTATGCTCAAGGACCCAATGGAAATACCGTTGCAGGAACCACAAGTAATACCGCTTACTACGATTCATTGCCTCCTGGAATTCCTGCCAGCCAAATCCCACCTGGACACGAAGATTTATATATTTTGAAATCGCAAGTTGTTCCACCCATCTGTCCAGTTTGCCCTACAATATCGTCATACTCGAATGACCCTAATAAAGAAGACAAGTGTCCCCCATGTGAACCATGTGGAAGGTGCGCTGAACCATCGTTTGAATGCAAAAAGGTCCCTAACTACAGTGCAATAGATAATCAATACTTACCCCAACCAATATTAAATGATTTTAGCACTTTTGGAATGTAATCCACCTTTCACTACGTAGTGAAACGTGACTTTATTCTCTCGTCTTGATACACTTTTTATCCATTTGAAAGGTTGCGCTTTTGTCTTCTTGAGGGACAATACTAATGACGCATTTCGACTTCTTTCCATACAGCGGCTCTGTGCACCCCTTCTCCTTCTTCCTTCTGGTCGTCGTCTTTTTAAACGTAAACACTTTTGGTTTTTCTTCCGTGCAACGCGACCGAAAATGTTCATATCTTTCTCTCACATCGCAATACGTTAAATGAGATTTTTTATGCAACATCTTATTCACGGTTTCATGAAGCTCATAAATATAACGCGAGAAGGTATCCCTACTAGCCATATGACACATTTTCAACGGTTTCTTCTTAAAGTTATTTGTTAAATTCATTCTACAATATTTACATGGCAACACATGTTGAAGATTTACAATA